GTGTCTGGTGTCCGGGTGGCCGTTGCCTCGTGATAGGTTCCCTGGTCTCTACCTGGAGGAGGTTGTTGACGCCCTCTGGGAGGGAGATACCGACGTGTCTCATAGTCAGATGTTCAGTGGCGTCACGCACTGGGTCGAGCTTCCAGTCCCCGCGTGGGAGATTCCGGCTCTCACGAACGAGAAGCCAACATGACGGTCCTTTGCAGTTCCCGGCCTCGGGCACGTAAGGCCCACAGGTGCGACATGTGCTGTGCGACGATTCGGCCTGGCGATATCTACGATCGTCAGACCAGCGTCTTCGACGGTCACCTCAACGACTGGCTCACATGCGAACCCTGCTGGCCGATTTTTGGGGCCGTCGACGCGTGGCGCGGCGGACATGGCGACGAAGGGCTCGGTCCAGACGACGCCGAAGAGTGGGCGCGCGACTGTCCGGACGATCAGCTTGCTGTCGCGTACCTCGCGCGCCGCGAGGTCGTATGGGCCGAAGCCGTTCGAGAACGAGAGGCCAGGCGGGCGCAAGGATGACCACCCCAGAGGGTTACCGCAGGATCTGCACCCCCGAGTGCTGGACCCCGGTCAAATGCTCGCACGGGCACGAGATGACGCCAGCAGGTAGAGATGCCCCAATGGACATGTGGACCTGCTGCGAGGAATACAACACATCGGCGAATCGGTGCCACCTGTGGAGCGAGCATGATGACGAGCGCTGGCGCTTCGACCCCGAGGGCCGCGAGGCGCATCTCGTAGGGTGCGTTCAGTGTCAAGAAGACTCGTGGTGAGGCATACGGGGCCGACGCCGGCCCGCCGTCGCGAGGTTATCGCCCGTGACGGCGGGCACTGTGTCGCCTGCGGTATGGCCGTGGCGGACCCCGATACCGGGGAGCCCTGGCGCCAGTTCTCGCTTCAGCATCGTAAGGCGAGGGGTGCTGGCGGGAGCAAAGATCCTGCTATCAACGATGCCGTCAACCTACTACTGCTCGACGGCACTGGTACAACCGGATGCCATGGTAGGGCCGAGCATGACCCCGTCTGGGCGTCCGAGATGGGTTACCGCGTCTCCCAGTGGCAGGACCCAGCGACTGTGCCCGTGGTGGTCCACTGGCGCTCTGGGGCCGTCATGCTGACCCCAGGCGGCTGGGCGGACTAAGCCTCTGGTAAGTGGTTCGCCAAATCTTGGCGTAGCTTGGTGAAGACTTGGAGTTGGGCACGTGTTGCACGCTCACCGCTACGTGCGGGTGTGATCTGGAGATTTCGCGCTCCGTCGTGGCTAGTCTTGCCGGTACATGCGAAGGAAGGGACTGACTGTGGATGTTGATCAGATCAACGCGCTAGCTCAAGAGATCCGACGGGTGGACGGCGATCATTCGCTCGGGGCAGGGGCGCTAGCCGAGGCGGTGGCGTCGTGGATCGAGACTCAGGCTGTGTTCGATGTGGAAGGCATCGCTGCGGTACTTCGCCAGCACCCTGACGTCTCCATGACGGAGTCCTTCGAGCCGGAACCTAGATGGGAGCGCCGGTGTATAGGGCTAGCGTGCCGCCAGGTGCTCTGGGGGTCTCATGTGACGCCAGTAGGCAGGGCGCCGGGCTTCCCGTTCTCTGTTTCCCAGCTCGCGGTCCATCAGGCAGAGGCCGTGGTCGCATACCTCGTTTCGAAGTGGTTCGTTGCGCCTTCGACGGGTTCCGATCATGAATGATGGGGCGTCGAACGAGGTGCTCAGCCTTCGCGAACAGGCCCTGCGCGCCTATCTTGAGGACGCAGATGTCCATAAGGCGGTTTTGGCATACGATCTGGTCGCAGAGAAGGCGGAGGAGGCCGGGGTGGGCGCAGAGGGGGCTATGGACCTGGCGGATGAGGCTTATGTGAGAGCGTTGCAGGTCGCAGCAAGGGCGGCGTTTCGGTGGGCCGAGGAGTGGCGAACTGATGGGTGAAGGGGCGCCTCTCTCGCAGAGGGAGAAGGTCGTTCTGCGGTGCATGATCACGCGTCCAGAGGACAACCTGGTCGAGATCGCGGACGGGCTCTGTCGGTCCATCAACACGATCAAGGCGCAGAAGAAGAGTCTCTACAAGAAGCTCGGTGTTGGCAATCGTGCTGATGCCGTCAGGGTAGGGGCCGCATACGGCCGTCGAAGGGGAGAGAGTGCATGAGCCAGCGACCGCGTAAGTACCGGATGAAGCCCACTGTCGTCCGCGCCATGCAGTGGACGGGTCAGAACGCCGATGACCTCCTGGCCTGGGTCGGCGAGGAGAACTTCCAGGCCAATGCCGTTGTGGCCACGCTCAAGACGTCTGGCGGGTGGTGCAGGCTTTTCTATAACGACTGGGTCTGTCGGTCCGATACGGCCTGGTTCTCGATGAGTCCGGAGAGGTTCGCCGGCCGGTACGAGCCGGCAATACTCGCCATCAGAGATCACCTGGAGGAACGATGACCGAAGAGAGTATCTCTACCAGCGCTGTGCTGCTTGCGGATGCCGCGACGGCCCTGGCGAGGGCGAGCGCCTTCAACTGGAAGGACTCTGCGGAGCTTCTTCAGTCTGCGCAAGCGGCCTTGACATCTCTGGCTCCAGCGCAGGCTGAGCTGGCAGTATTGCGGACTTGGGCGGATGAGCTGGCCAGCGTGTTTGACGACGTGGAGACGGGCGACAGTCCGGTTGAGCTGACAGACCTGCTCGACTGGGCGAGGGGTGATCATCTGGACGCAATGGAATACCGCGAGCGTCCGTACCGCTGCAATCTGTGTGGTGGGAGGTCGTACGACGGCCTCGCCTCGGAATTGGCGGCGCAAGCGGCCGAGCTGAAGACCTTGCGCGCTCGGGTCCTTGACGTCGCCCGCGGCATTAACCAGGGCATGAGTGGCGGCCCCTTGTCCATCATGCATAGGCTTGCCGAAGCTCTTGGCGTCCCCGTCGCCGGCCTCGGATCGCCCAGTGTGCCACTCGACGCACCCGAAGAGATTGAGAGCGACTGATGATCTACCAAACAGGAAGTAGGCAAGATGTCTGAGTTGAAGCAGGAAGAGATCGCGGACGCGAGTAGTCCGCTGGACGCCGAACGCTTGGTGTCCACGGAGTTCCCGCCAGACGAGTACCCGGACCCGCCGCAGACGACGGAGGACATGGGGGTGACGCGATGACCGCCACCGCAGATCAGGTGCTGGCTGTTGCGGCCGGTGAGATCGGGTACTACGTGCCGCCGGGTAGACGTACGAAGTACGGCGAGTGGTACGGGCTGCCTGCGGGACAGTGGTGTGCAATGTTCGTCTCGTGGTGCGCCGCACGTGCTGGCGCTCAGGGCATCATCCCTAGACATGCTTACACCCCGAGTGGTGCCCAGTGGTTCAGGGATCGCGGTCGGTGGGGCGTCGGAGTCTCGGGCGTCCAGCGCGGGGATGTCGTCTACTTCGACTTCCCGGGCGAGCCAGATCGCATTTCGCACGTCGGTCTGGTCGAATCGGTCAATGGCGACGGGTCCGTCAATACAATCGAGGGCAACACATCGGGCACCCTGGGTGGCTCGCAACGCAATGGCGGGCTCTGCGCCAGGAAGCGACGCAAGTCGTGGATTGTGGGTTACGGGCGTCCGGCCTATGCTGGGTCTCCGGCGCCAGGCGGCAGCACGAATGCCACGAACGCTGACGGCTCGCTCACGATCGACGAGGACGGTGATCGAGGGCCGCAGACGATCGCCCGGTGGCAGGAGGTCATGGGTACTCCGATTGACGGGGTCATCTCTCCCAGGTTCTCCGCTCTGATTCAGGCCGACCAGCAGATGCTCAATGCTGTTGTTGCCGCCGGGCACATTGTGGATCTCACGGGTCGCGCCAGACTTGCTGAGGATGGCGTCGAGGGACCGCGAACGATCAGGGTCAGGCAGTTCCTGCTCTGGAATCGTTGGGCGCCAGAGGTCTTCCTGCACGGTGCCGCGATCGACGACTTCGATGGCATTAGCGGCCATGACACCAACAAGCTCCACCAGCACGCACTGAACCGGGCAACGGCTCGATCTCGGCGGTACTGACAGAAGGTCCTGGGCGCCGGCGTCTCTCAAACGGGACGCTGGCGCCTGGTTGTTTCATTCAACTCGAAGGGGGATTTGCGATGTGTTCGTGCATGCTTTGGGTACGGTCGCTCCGGTGTGAGTGCCATCCGCGCGTCTCGGCCTGGTGGTGGCTGGCGCCGGTAGGTGCGTGCGTCCTTGTCTGCGTCGCTGGTGTTCTCGGGATGGTGTTGTCTTGAGCGCGACGAAGGTCCACGACGGCGCAGACGTCTCTCCGCAGGCTGTACTTGGCGAGGGGGTGACCGTATGGCCCTTGGCGCAGATCAGGAAGCTGGCGACCCTCGGGGACGGGTGCATCGTCGGCCGTGGTGTCTACGTCGGCCAGGGCGTGAAGATCGGGCGCAACTGCAAGCTCCAGAACTCGGCGCTCGTGTATGAGCCGGCCGAGCTGGAGGACGGTGTCTTCATTGGCCCTGGTGCCATTCTTACCAATGACCAGTACCCGCGGGCCGTCAATCCGGACGGGACGATCAAGAGCGCCTCCGACTGGAAGTCCGTGGGTGTCACGGTCAAGGAGGGCGCCTCCATCGGGGCTGGCGCCATCTGTGTGGCCCCTGTGACCATCGGTCGCTGGGCCATGGTGGCTGCTGGTGCGGTTGTCACCAGGGACGTGCCACCCCATGCCATTGTCGCCGGGGTTCCGGCGCGTGTGATCGCCTGGATTGAAGCCTGATGGGAGACGACATGAACGAGTTCATTCCGCCAGCGAAGCCGTTGATCGGCTACGAGGAGTGTATGGAGGTCGAGCGCGTTCTGCGCTCTGGGATGCTGGCACAGGGCCCGGAGGTGAAGCTGTTCGAGGAGGAGTTCGCGGACCACTTCGTTCCTGGGCGCGCCTGCGTGGCCGTCAGCTCAGGTACCGCGGGGCTGCACGTCGGCCTGCTTGCCTGCGGTGTTGGCCCTGGCGATGAGGTCATCGTCCCGTCCTTCACGTTCGCCGCGACGGCCAACGCTGTGGCCCTGACCGGGGCAACGCCAGTGTTTGTCGACATAGATCCAGGCACCTTCTGCCTGGACCCTTATCGTGTTGTGGGTAGGATCACCAACCGGACCGTCGGGATCATGCCGGTGCACCTGTATGGGCACCCGGCCAACATGCCGGCGATGCAGGCGATTGCTGACAAGCACGGCCTGCAACTGTTCGAGGACGCGGCGCAGGCGCATGGGGCGTCGCTTGGCGGCACTCCTGTCGGTGCGTTCGGCTCGTTCGCGATGTTCTCGCTCTACCCGACCAAGAACATGACCTCCGGTGAGGGGGGCATGGTGTCGGTGGCGACCCCGGAGATCGAGCGGTTGATGCGGTTGTACCGGAACCAGGGGATGGAGCAGGCGTACAAGAACGAGGTGGTCGGGTTCAACTATCGGATGACGGACGTCCACGCGGCGATCGGCCGGGTCCAGTTGACCAAGGTGGACGCGTGGACGCAGAAGCGTCAGGAGAACGCGGCCTTCTTGTCGGCCAACCTCGAAGGTGTGACGGCGCCCCCGGTTGCCGAGGGTGCTGTGCACGTCTTCCATCAGTACACGATCCGGGTTCCGCAGGACCGGGACGGGTTCGCCAGGGCGCTGCGCGAGGAGTACGACATCGGGTCTGGCATGTTCTACCCGACGCCGGTTCACCTGCTCGCGCCGTTCCGCCAGCCTGCTACGTACCTGCCGGAGACGGTGAAGGCGGCTGCCGAGTGCTTGTCGCTCCCGGTGCACCCGTCGGTGAAGCAGCACCATCTGGACAGGATCGCGACCGCGGTCAACGCACTAGCTAGGGCAGGGGCATGATGTTGAGAGCAGGACTTGTTGGGGCAGGCTCCATGGGGCGTCATCACGCGCGTGTGCTGAAGAGCCTTGACGGCGTGGAACTCGCGGGAGTGTTTGATCCGGCCGGTGACCCGTACGGCGTTGCTGGCCCCTATCTGACATGCAGCCTCACTGAGCTGATCGCCCGGAACTTGGACTACGCGGTGGTGGCGGCTCCGACGGCGTTCCACAAGGGAATTGCTCTCTGGCTGGCTGAGGCCGGCGTGCATACCCTCGTAGAGAAGCCGCTGAGCTACGACGTGTCCACTGCGAAGACGATGACCGAGGCATTCGCCAGCGCTGGTCTGATCGGCGCGGTGGGTCACATCGAGCGCTACAACCCGGCCCTACAGGCCGCTCGGGCCCGCGTGGAGGCCGGAGCGCTCGGGGCGGTCTACCAGGTAGCAACCAGGCGTCAGGGGCCGTTCCCGGCCCGCATCTCCGACGTCGGCGTCATCATGGATCTGGCTTCGCACGACATTGACTCCACGTCCTGGGTGACCCAGAGGCCGTACGTGGGGATCAGCGCGCGGACCGCTCACAAGAGTGGACGCGAGTACGAGGACCTGGTGGCTGCGACCGGCGAGCTTGAGGGCGGCATCGTGGCCAACCACCTGGTGAACTGGCTGAGTCCCTTGAAGGAGCGCCTGACCGTCATCACGGGCGAGCTGGGGGCCCTTGTGGCCGACACTCTCACCAGCGACCTGACGTTCTACCGCAACGGCTCGGTGCCAGTCGTCCGCGACATGGTTGCCCAGTTCCGCGGGGTCACCGAGGGCGACGTCATTCGTTACGCCATCGCCAAGCCTGAGCCTTTGAGGACGGAGCACGAGGCGTTCCGTGATGCGGTGCTGGCCTTCCGCCGGACGGGCTGTGTGGATCAGCCGGGCATTGTGGCCATGGAAGAGGGGCTGGCTACGGTGAGGGTTGCCGAGGCGATGACCGAGTCGGCGAGTCGGGAGTTCGTCGATCTTCGGGCTTGACCCTGGAGGTACGGCGTGGACTTGGTATGGCTGGTGCGGCCTGGTGAGAATGAGGAGTTCCGGCACTCTCTCCGGTCCGTCACGATGAACCTGCCGCATCGCTCCGTGTGGGTCGTCGGTGAACCTCCTGGGTGGTTTGCCGGCGATGTCATCGGCGCATCCGGCACTGCCGGCCACGGGAATGACGGGCGGTTCTTGGCTGTCCAGCGGGCCTTGCGGATGGCGTGCCTGGACGATCGGATTAGCGACCCGTTTGTAGCTTGCGATGACGACATGTTCCTGCTGCACCCTCTACTAGAGTTGCCGTCTTACCACCGGGGGCGCCTTGTGGACTTCCACTCGGCGCCCCCGTACGACCTGCGGGCCCATGAGGCGGCCGCCCTGCTTGAGGGCCTGGGCATTGCCAGCCCGCTGAACTACGACCTACATGTCCCCAAGGTCGTTCACAAGGCCGTGATGCTCAGGGCGCTGGATATTGCGCAGGACCAGCCGGCCGACGCTTGGATCTGGTCGTTATACGGCAACCTCGCGGGCCTTGGCGGCGAGCAGATCTGTGACCCGAAGGCGTATGGCACTCATGCTGTGCGCGTTGAGTACGAATCGGACTATGCCGGCCCCTGGCTGTCCAGTAACAGCGACTCCTGGGAGGGTGCGGCCGGGACCCTCGTGCGCTCACGGTTCCCGGACCTGTGCCCTCTGGAGCGCCAGAGCCCGCCAGGGGGTCGTCTGGACGTTCTGTCCATCAATGCCGGGGCTGATACCGGCGGCGTCTCCTGGGGTCTTTTCCAGGCGTTTCAGCAGCATGCGCTGGTCAACTTCGGGACCGCGATGTTGTCGGACAACTACATTCGGTACCCGAGTGCGGGGCGCACCTTCTGGAACGACACCAGTCGCCCGTATGCCTACCCAGAGATCTACGAGACGTGGGGGCAGGCGCAGGTCCTTCACTTGCACAACAACTTGCGCACCTTGCGGGTGTTTCTGGATCGCGGGCAGCCCAACAGGCCGTTCGTCCTTCATCATCACGGCACAGAGTTTCGCGACGAACATGTGGCCATGAATGCCGATGTCGCTAGCCGCGGTCAGCGGGCCGTCATATCTACGATAGACATGTTCGACCTCGGCACGAATCTCGTATGGGTGCCGGCCCCATGTCGGATTCCCGATCTGCTTGCGATACGCAAGCCTAGGGGCGGACGTCTGCGCGTGGGACATGCGCCGACGAACCGGGCCCTGAAGTCGACGGACGCCTTCCTTGCGGCCTGCAAGGGCTTGGATGTCGAGGTCGTCATGGTCGAGCGCAGCACTTGGGCGCAGGTGTTGGCCGTCAAGGCCACGTGTGACATCTGGTACGACCAGGTTGAGGCCGGGGGCTACCCCGGAGGCTATGGCTGTAACGCCGTCGAGGCGTGGGCTATGGGCATCCCTGTCGTCGCCGGCGTGGCGCCTAGGACGCGCGAACTCATGGCTGGGATCTTCGGGCCTCGGATGCCGTTCTACGAGGCTGAGCGCGCGAGTATAGGGGACGCTATCCGCGCCCTCATGGACGAGTCCATACGGGCCGAGTACGGCGCGCTCGGCCACGATCATGTCCAGCGCTACCACTCCGGGGCCTACAGTCGTGCGGCCCTATTGCCCGTCTACCGGGACCTTGCCAGCCAGCTCCCTGTGCCCAAAAAGCGCGCTCCGGTCACGACGAGGGAGCGGAGGCCACCGCCGGTAGCTGCCGAGGTGTCTGGTAAGTACGATCTGGTCATCCGGGTCGGACGCTCGACCGAGGAGCTTCGTTATGCCGTGCGTTCCCTTGGGGCCAACGTTCCGCACAAGGGGCTCTATACCGCAGGCGTACGTGTTCCCTGGCTCACGTGTCCCAGGGTGTCCACTTCGCTCTCCGGATACCAGCACGCGCAGGCCTATGCGATCCTGCGGTCCATTCTCCGCAACGACGATCTCACGCCCAGCGTCATCATCGCCGACGACGACATGTACGCCCTGCGGCCCTTGACCAAGCTTCCGGCGCTCCACTGCGGCTTGCTGGCGGAGTTGCCGCCTCGCAGCGCTCAGCGCGCCAGGGCCATAGCGTCAACTCTCAAGATCGTTGGCATGGACGCTCTGTGCCGTGATATGCACATCCCGATGCTCATCAATCGGAAGACCCTGGCCGAGCAGCTTGACGGGCTGCGGCTCCCGGTTTCTCAGCGCGAGCGCCTTCTTTGGCAAACGTTGTACGGCAGTATCTGCGGCGACAGTCCGACTCTCCATCCGGACGTGAAGGTGCGTACGGCTTCTGAGCCCGCTCCTGAGGGCGACTGGGTTTCGACGAATGCCGTCAGTTTCGCCGGTCAGGCTGGCGCACAGCTTCGCCAACTCTTTCCCCGGCCGTCGTCGTACGAGCGCTAGACCCCTGCTCAACGAGTCGTATGTGTGCCCCGTGCCGCCGCGTACGAGTGCAACCGAGAGACCTCTGCCTCTCTGGTGATCTACGCTGGGATTTCGCACAACGGAGGGACGTGGTCTGATGCCTGAAGATGCCATGAGAGAACTTCTCGTTGAAATGGAGCGCCTGGAGCCGTCGTCCCTGGCTGCACGTTTGGACCGAGACCGCCCCTACGATGGGCAAGTGCATACGTTCTGCGGCCAGCGCGGATTCCAAGGGGTCCACGGCCTCTCCGTGCGCGACGTCCAGGACTGCTTCGTGCGTGCTTGCTATGACGCTTCGGGCCTGGAGGTTGATGACTGGCCGGGTCTCGTCAGCGATCTTCCCTGGGGGCAGATGAGCCCGATCGCTGTGTCGCAGAATCTGTGTTGCTGGCTGGAGCGTTACATGGGTACTTACCCGAACTTGTGCATATCTGAGGAGCCAGCATGAGATTCGCAGAGCGTCTCGCGTTCCGTCTTGCGGCCCGGCTGCCCATCCGCCTGTCGGCCTCGCATTACCTGACCATCCAGATTCGGATGCGTCATGTGTGTGGTTCCGCCGGCTACGCCGTTGCCTATCTGGTCCTGGTTCACGAGGGGCAGGACGACGTCAGGTCGCTGGTGCGCCTACCGGGTTCGCGACTGGTGGAGCTTTGGTCGGCGCAGGACGACCCTTGGCTGAGTGGCGGTCCGAATCCCTGGCGGAGGCCGAAGGGTGGTGTCGGATGGTGAGCGAGCCGTCGTCTCGTAGCCGTGTAGACGAGGCGGAGCTGCCAGACCTGTGGGCGCGGAAGGCCAAGGGCGACCAGGGGGCCGTGGCCAGACTCGCGGAGATCTACTTGTGGCGGGCTGATCGTCTGGCCAGGAGCAAGAAGGTTCCAGAGGCTGTGGAGATGGACGACCTGATCTCCTGGGCGAGGTTCGGCCTCTTCGATGCGATCCGCAAGTTCGACCCCAGCGCGTCCGACGGGAAGAACTGGCACGGCCAGTTCTACGCCTTCGCCTCCATGCGCATCCGCGGCGCCATCCTGGACGGTCTGAAGTCGCCGAATCAGAGCTGGGCCAGCCGTCAGGCGTGGCGGTTGTTGCAGCAGCAGCGGGACGCCGAGGGAGTCCTTGCCCAGGAACTAGGGCGCACGCCTTCGCGAGCAGAGCTGGCCGAGTACCTGGGAGTACCCCGAGAGGACCTCGCGTCCATCAAGCAGATCGTCCCCGTGGGCGGCACGGCATTCGACGGAGACTCCGAGGACGACCAGCATGGGGAGTCGTCTTGGGTGGGTCTGGCTGACACGGAGGCCGAGGCCGTTACCCGGCTGATCCCCCAGCGTTGTGCAGCGGCCTTGGGGCGTCTCTGTGCTGACGATCAGGAGGTCCTGTGCTGCCGGTACCTTCAGGGCCAGAAGGCTTCTCCAGAGGTCCTGAGCGGGGCGCTAGGGCGTCTGCGGCTGGAACTGGCGGGTATCTGATGCGCACGATACTCGACTCTCTTTCGGGGGAGGGTCTGTGCGCTCAGGTTGACCCGAGAATCTTCTTCCCAGACGAGAACAACAAGGCCATCGGCAACCCCAAGAGGGTGTGTGCGGCTTGTTTTCAACGCGAAGAGTGCCTGGACTGGGCTCTGGCAAACCCGGATCTGGCCGAACATGGCACCTGGGGGGGGCTTGGGCCCGCACAGCGCAGGCATGAGGCCGCGCGTCGTAAGCAGCGTCGATCGTGAACAGTACGCGCACGCACAAGGAGACCCCCTGATGACGAAGAAGAAGTCTCGGATCGTTGGAGTGAAGGTAGAAGCTTTCGTCGAGCCTGAGCGCGCAGTGGTGCTTTCGGAGGCCGTCGAAGAGGGCCTGGAGTTCGGACCCGAGGAGCTGGCGGCTCTTCAGGTGCAGCGCGAGTGTGGGGCCTGAGGCCGTGGGGGAGTCAGCGGCTCCAGACGCGACCGTCTTGACTATGATCCTGACGGATCTTCGCACCATGCGTGAGGAGATGAACCGTAGGCTGGACAGGCTTGTGACTTGCGAGGCTGCGGCTGCCGAGACTCGTCGTGTGGACGAGCGATTCTCTATCATCTCTCAGCAGATCGTGGATCAGCACGATGAGCGGGTGCGGGCCATGGGGGCCGAGAAGGAGGGGCGCGAGAAGGGCGACGAAGCGCTTCTGGCCGGCCTGTATCGCTTCGTCAACAACGTGCGATGGACCATCACTGCACTGGTAATCCCCGTGCTAGGTCTCATCGTCACAACCGTTCTGGCGCTACGGAAGGAAGGTTGAGTTTGATGCGTAAGCTACCTGGATCTGCCTGGTGGAAGGCTCTTGTGTGGCCGTTGATTCGCACGGCTGTCGCTGCTGTCGTACCCTTTGTCCCGTCCTTGACCAGCGACCCGGCCAGCGTGTGGCTCGTGGCGCTTCTGACGGTTGCCATGGCGGAGGTCCTGACTGTCGCATCCGGTCTGGCCGGTCTGCCTGATTCCATGGGCGCTCCCTGGTACGAGCGTGCGCTGGCTAAGGGCTTGCGTCAGTTCGGTCAGATGGTGCTCTCTGTCGGCGCCTCGGCCATTCTGTTGACCGATGTGGCCTGGGCCGAGGTGCTGCCCGTGGCGGCGAGTTCTGCTCTGGCTACGGTGATCCTGGCGGCCTTGACTTCCTTGCCGAGTGAGCCCAGCCTGCCGGACGACGGCCAGACGCACTTCCGGTGAGGATCTCGGCGGCGCTCATTGCCAAGAACGAAGAGGCCTGAGGCGTACACACAAGGGCGGCCCGGTAAGCACGGGCCGCCCTTGTGTGACGTCTAATCGGGTCGATCTTCTGGGGCAATGGCGGCGTGAGGGTCACGGCGTCATGCCTAGCTTCTGGAGGAGTCTGTCATGGCCACTCGAATCTCTCTCGTTACCGCCTCTGCCGCAGCGAACGCCGTCGTCGACCTTCTGGACACGGGCGGTGGTGCTGGCTACATCGAGATCCGCACGGGCACTCAGCCTGCAACCGTTGCGACTGCTGCGTCCGGTACCCTTCTCGGCACCCTGGCCCTGTCGGCGACGGCCTTCGGCGGTGCCGTGGACGGCATTGCTGTGGCCGCTGCGATCTCGTCGGACACTACGGCCGACAACTCGGGTACTGCCGGTTGGTTCAGGGCCTACAAGTCTGACGCTACGGCCGTCATTGATGGCTCTTGCTCCACGGCCGGCAATGGTGGGGACATGATCTTCGACACGACGACCGTTGTCGCCGGCGGCGTCATCAGCGTGTCCTCGTGGACTGTGACCATGCCAGACGGCCACTGATCGCCCCCGGGACCAGTCGGCCTTGAGAGGGGGTGAGTTGTGAGCACAGTCCTGCGCACCAACCGGGCGATGAACCCCGACCTGGAGTCGACGCTCGCCGGGTACGCGTCGAATGACGTGACCAAATACCCGATCAATCGATCCGCCACCAGCCCGATCCGCGGGTCGTACTCGTGCCTGTCGACCCGCACCGCGACGGATCTCAACGTCATCGTGAATTCGACCTACACGAACGGGCAGATCCCCTACTCCCTGACCTCGCTGCCCGTGACTCCCGGCCAGGTCTTGCACATGTCCATGATGGCGCGCTGCGAGCAGACCTACCGCCACGCGACCAACTACCTCTCGTGCAGAGATGCGGCGGGCGTCTACCTGGGCGCGTTCGGCACGAACTCTCCGTCCCTGGAATCGGGGACCGCGCTCCGTGTCGGCGTGACCATGGAAGTCCCAGCCGGGGTGGCGTCGGTGCTTCTGGTTGTGAATGTGACGGTCGACACTGGGCACGGCAACGCCCTGGAGGGTGAGCGGGTCTGGTTGGACGACCTGCTGATCCTCGATAACCCCGGCGCGGACGTCACCCCGTTCGACGGGGACACGACCGACACCCCCGTCTATCTCTACGACTGGACGGGCACCCCACATGAGTCCACCTCCACCGAGTCCCTCGTCGACCGGGTGGGGGTCGGAGCTTCCGTCCTGCCGGGACTCGTACAGTCGGCCGTAGGGGACGGTGCCCCGTCCGCAAGCGCCGGGACTGCCGCATCGGTCTTGGCGGGACTCGTACAGGCCGCTGCTGGGACCGGCGTCCAACCGGCCTATACGGGCACCGGTGCGTCTATCCTCTCGGGGCTGATGCAAACGTCTGCGGGGACGTTTGCCAAGCCGACCTATATAGGAGCGGGAGCCTCGGTTCTGCCGGGCGCAACACAATCGGGAAGCGGTACTGCTGTACAACCGGTCTGCACGGGGGTCGGTGAGTCCGCCCTCCAGGGGCCAGGCCAGTCTGCGGTGGGTACCGTTGCTCAGCCCGCTTCCACGGATGACGCGACATCCAGGCTGCCTGGTCTTGTGCAGTCAGGTGCCGCCGCGTCCGCCCAGCCGACCTACACGGGGGTTGGCGCCTCGGTCCTGTCCGGCGCCGGCCAGGGTGCCCTCGGGGGCGTTACGCAACCCGTCTACGCCGCAACCGGAGCCTCTGTCCTTGCCCCCCTCGTCCAGGCGGGCGAGGGGGGCGTCGTCCAGCCTGTCTATGCGGGCGCGGCAGTATCCATATTGCCGCGCCCCGTCCAGACGGCAGAGGGTTCAGCCGTCCAGCCGTCCTCAATCGCTATCGCCACTTCTGTCTTGAGCGGTCCGGTGCAGGTGGCGGCGGGCACGGTAGCGCAACCGACCTACAGTGGTGCTGGCGCATCGGTCCTGTTCGGCCTGGCGCAAGGCGCAACTGGCTTGAACATTCAGCCGGTCTATACGGCGGATGGCAAGTCGGCTCTCCCGGGTCTGACACAAGGAGCGCTCGGAGCTGCTGCGCGTCCCGTCTACAACGGCCAGGACATATCGGTTCTGGCGAATTTGACGCAGGAGGCCCTGGGCGACGTCCTGGTGCCCGTCTATACCGGGGCCGGGTCTTCGACGCTCCAGGGCCCTGTAGGGGCGGCTACGGGGGCGTCTGTGGCTCCCGTGTTCACCGGGGAGTGCGCCTCGATCCTGTCGGGGCCGGCACAGTCGGCAGCGGGTCTCTTTGCCCTGTCTCGCAGCAGCGGAACCGGAACGTCCGTGCTGCCGCTTCTGGCACAGGCCGCCGTGGGGGCAACCGTGCGACCGGTCTACATCGGCGCCGGGACCTCGCTCCTTTCGGGCCTGATACAGGTCGCAACCGCTTGGTCCGCACGGCCCGCACGGGATATTACAGTCGTGATTGTTGCTGGACCCGTCGGGCACTCGATGGCTGTTGTTGAACCCTCAGGCCACCTCATGTGCGTGGCCGAACCAAGGAGCTGACTGCGCGGTGCAACTACCATCCGACGGGCGCGAGTACGTGACCTGGACTGTGACCACGGCCCCCCTGGGGATTGACCTGGAGGTCATCTTCGACAACGAAGAGCCCTGGTGGCCGCTGGTGACGGTCGGCGAAGGCGCCTACCGTCTGCTTGTCGCAGGTCCCGATGCGGAAGACGGTCCGCCTGAAACGGTCGTCCTGGCCGTGGGGCGCCATCGCGCGTACATCCGGGCTGCGGATTACCCGGAGATCGTCATCCGTTCCTCAGGTTCCATTAGCGTCCGCCAAAGCGGTCGTGCATCCGAGGACAGCTAGCGTTTTCCGGCGACGGCCCGGTAGAGCGCCAGGTCGGCCCTGGGGCTTGCTGCCATCAGTCCCTCGACCGCTCTGACGACGACCAGTCGCCTGTAGTCGGCGAAGTATGTGACGGGCACCCCGCTGGCGTCTGCGATCTCCACCAGGTCTGCCAGTAGGGGCTTACGTTCCCCGCGGGCCAGTCGTCCTAGCTGGGGCCACGACAGGGTTGTGCACCGCCTGTGCAGCTCTCGCAGCGAAGGTCCGTTCAGCTGGCGTAGCGCTTCGGGGAAGGGTGCGAATGACACTCGCGGGCTCACCAGGGCATGCAGACCTTCCGCAGTGTGCGCCACGTCCCCCGTAGCGGCTACGAGGGCCCGTAGGAGGTCCGCCAGGGCGTCAGGGTTGTCCGAGAGTGCCTGTGCCCACTGTCGGGGCGTCTGCGGCGCCCTGGGGGCCTTCTGGGCGGTCTTGCGCGACGTGGCCATCAGCGCTGCTCCTTCTCCGGGCTGCCGGCCCACTTGATCTGAGGGTCAGAGCCCTGGGTACGGAAGTGCTCGTCAATCACGTCGAATCTGGGGAACAGGTCGTCGACCAGCCAGCGCAGAACCGCTGCCTCATCCTCTAGGCCGATGACCTTGCGTTCCTTCGGGGTCGTGGCCCGTAGGAACGTCCGCACCTGGGACTGCACTTCCTTCAGGAGCACGATGGCCATGACGGCTTGCGCGTCGCGCATGACCATGAAGGCTTTGGCTCTGCGCCTCAAGCGTGCGATGTAGTCGGCCGCGGTTTCCCCTTCGCCGAGGCGTCGGTTGCGCGAGATGCCCAGGGCGTTCTTCAGGCTGGCGACCGTACGGGAGATGTCCTGTAGGTTCCGCTTGTACTGTTCCAGCTGCGAAGCCGAGAGCGGCGTGTTGTCGTAGTTGCACTCGACACCCAGCCAGGTCTGGTAGCGGAAGATCAGCACCTCCTGGAACAGCAGGTTGCTCAGGTCTTCGAGGTCGGAGTTGGCGGTGAACTCGAACTCCTGCTGGTAGCGCTTCATCGCGTCCTGGTAGGCGGACTGCTCGCCCTTGGTCAGGAGGTTGATGGTCTTGCCTGAGGGGGTTTTGACCGCCAGTCGCGCAGGCACCTGGGCCGTGCTGGAGGCAACCTGGGACGCCGGCTTGTCCTCGGGGATCTTGCGTCGTCGCCCTGATCCCGGACCACCCATGTGCGCGCCTCCTTGTGGTTCAGCTGTTGAACCATTCTGCCCGGAAGGTTATCACCCTGGCACCTGTCGCACCCTCACCGCCACGTACGAGTGCAACTGCGAGCGCTCCATAGGTGCGGTCGGTTAGCATGGCGGCCTACAGGAGGAGGGACCGTGACCCCGACCCGCGTACAGGTAGAAGCCGCCAAACTTCGGGTGATCACCGACGAGAAGCAGGGGAAGACCACTCCCCTGTGGGCGCTGGAAATGGCTGGACGCCCGAGCAGTAGGCTCTTCCGCCTGCTGGTGACGGGCTCGCGAGACTGGGCCGACAGGGCGACCATCGCCGCAACGCTGCGAGGTGTCGACCGACAGTGCGATGGCCCGAACAAGCGCCGTGACCACCAAGAGTCAGCAGTCCTTGTGTACGGAGCTTGCCCCACAGGGGCCGACGCCTTGGCCGAAGAGGTTGCAGAGGCACTTGGCTGGCGAGTCGAGCGTCACCCAGCGGACTGGAGGACCTACGGGCTGCGCACTGGCTTCCTGCGGAACAAGCGGATGGTGGACCTGGGCGCCGACCTGTGCGTAGCCTTCATCAAGAACAGCAGCCGCGGCGCCACCATGACGGCGAATCTGGCTGAGGACGCAGGGATTCCCGTCCGACGCATCCGAGACCCATTCGAGAGGAACCGACCGTGGACCTGATTGACTTCCTGACCGCACGGCTTTACGAAGACGAGGCGAATGCGTCACGTTGGGCGATGCTGGCGGTCAACCCGGCAACAGGCTTGCCCGGCTACCTTGCGATGAGGTCTCGCATCCTTGCCGAGGTCGAGGCGAAGCGCGAGACCCTGAAGTGGCACCAGAACTGGCCCGTGCTCGTCCAGGGGCCGGACGTGTTCGAGCCGCCACTGCGCGCGACAGTCGACAGCCTCACGGAAATCGCAATGCGAGTCTCGCGCCAGATGGAGTGGCTGACAGCCCGTGAGTATGTAGCCAAGTTCGGCGAGCAGGCGCCGACGACGCCGATTCTTCGCGCTCTCGCAAGGATCTACGAGTTTCACCCCGACTTCGACCCCGCATGGAAGGACTGACCGTGAGCAGGCTTCTGACGCCTGAGTCGTCCAGGAGGCATCGCTGTAGTCCGCCCAATATGCAGCAAGTGGGCATGCAGCCGACCTGCGTTCGCGAGGGGGTATGGACGTGGTCAACATGACTACATCTCCGAGTTCAGGAGAGATCGAGGCACGGAACACGGGGACCGCAGATCCGGACATTGACGCATGAGCGGCGACCGCGTAATTACAGCAGACCTGATGGCACGTTTGGAGCGCCATTACATCCAGCCATCTGTTCCGTTCCCTCTCGCCAAGGTGAAGGACTCACCAGGGGAGGAAGCAGGCAACCACTGACTCTTGAGTCGGGGTCGTCAGCAGGGTGTCTATCGGTAGCAGGGCCTTGGCGCATGCATACATACGGCCAGCGTCAAGGATGTGCAGCGAACTCCCGCCGTATCCACGCCTGACCGGTCCATCGTTGGTCGGGGTGGACTTGGGTGCGAATGCCGTGGCCCCTGCCCAGGTGCCGAGGAGTTCGGCGTCGTCGGCGAGGATGATGTTCGACGTGTCCACCCAAGTCCGCAGGGTGTCGGTCCCGAAGTCCTTCGCGTATCCGAAGATGGCCCGCTTGGCCGGGTCCTTCTCCAGGGACTGCTCGTCGAAGGCCACCGGGATCTTCGTGCTCCAGTTGTAGCCTACGATCCGATCGGCTACGTCCTTCGCGACACGCTTGGGGTCTACCAGCACTTGTGCGAGCCCAGACCCGGCACTGGTGCTGTCCTCGCCGAACCTCTTCAGGCGCTTGCCGTACATGTCGAACAGATGCCAGACCACCTCGGCCTGCATAGGGGTCGACAGGCGCTCCATGTGGACGCGCAACAGCAAGCGGTCCTTTTTGCTGGCCCTCTCCGTGCCGAACATCAGGATCTCACTCGGGTCCTGGGCGTAGCCATAGTCCATGCCGCCCCAGTAGGACGTGAACTCGCTACTCAGGTGATGCATGGGGATGTGCACGAACTCCAGGGGGTCGCCCTCGGGACCGACCTCTTCGGCCGTGAACTTGCACGACGAGTAGATCTCGTCGTTGTAGACGTCGTCGCGATCGGCACAGGCGTTCAGCCGGGCGAGCACGAAGATGGCACTGCCAGCGTCGCTAGGAAGCCCGTAGACGTTGCGCACGTACTCCGGATGGCTTTCGTCCCCGCCGTACTGTGCGATCTTTGTGCGGCGCTCGTCGTCATTCCATGTGGGCCGATGCATGGCGGTGTACTGGTGACACTTCCACTGCCTGCCGGGCGTACCTCGCAGATGCCCCTGGGTGACCGCGTAGTGCAGGTCGCGCCCCTTGCCCTTGCTAACTCCGTGCATCCGCCAGGAGAGGCCCTTTGTGTGGAACTTGAGGGTCTCGACCGTTTCGTTGTAGGCGGCATAGGTCATGTCTTGGATTTCGTCCATCTCGATCATCACAGGGTGAAGGGACTTCATGCCCTTCCCGTCCCGTCCCGGCAAGCGGGAGAGGATCGTGGCGCCATTGAGGAGCGTCAGTTGCCAGCTGGGCTTCCCGCTCACGCCCTTACTGCCCTTCTGCGAGCGCATCTGGTCGAAGAGCCAGCTCTTGTCGAAGACGGCCTTGACCTTGTCCACGAGTGGCGACAGGTGCTTCTCCTCGGGAGCGGCGAGGACCATCTGCTGGTCTGGGAAGAGCACGGCGAACGGCATGGACCGCCACGAAACGGACAAACTTTTCCCGGTGAGCCTAGCTAGCATGTCCACCTGGTAGGTGTCGTCGCAGTGCAGGTAGGGCCACTGGAAGTCCCACAGGCGGGTAATGCCGTCTTCGGTGTCGGGCGCGGTGTCCAAGAGGAAGAACTCGGCCTGATCGCAACCGGTCGGGTCGCTCAGGAGCAACCATAGGGCTTCTTCTTCTTCGGAGAGCTGTTCTAGTGCGACCATGGGTGGCAGGATCGCCTTCGGTGGTCCTTCGTTGAGGTTCGGCCACCTTCGTTGGTCGATCTGATCACCTGCAAACATGAGGGAACCCAAATGCCAAGAGGATTCGTCGAGCCGCAGTTGCGCCCGAGCCCGTCCGTTCGTCGTGACGTGACCGCCGCGCCGCCCGAGGACGTCGTTCCGCCCCGTCGAGACCGTGTTGTAGATGGTGGCATGGCCGCACTGTACGGGGGGCTTGGCACCCGCGAGCAGATCCAGGACGAACTTGACGGCATGGCCGGCGCCATGCGCAACTTCTACCTGCGATCCCCAGACCAGGTGCTGAGAGAGTGTTCGGCCTACGGGGCCAGGCTGACCGAGATGATCGTCCTGTTGCACCGTGTCGAGCACACCGATCGCACACTGACCCGCATCAGAACAATGCAGTGCCAGCGCTTCTTGGACGAGCTGGACAAGCAGTTCAAGATCCATTCCCGCCTGATCGAGATTGCCCGGCAAGATTTGGCCATGGCCGGCGGCTTCACATAGACAGCACGGCCGTAGAACCACCAACAGCAGGCGAGGGATACCCCGATGGACACCGGATACGTTAACGCCGATGGCGAGCAGTTCGAGCTTGTCAACCTCAGCGGCATGTCTACGGAGGTCCTCGAAGGGGACAAAAACCTCCGGGAGGTTGCGCGGCGTCTGCGCACCTGGCGTCAGAATCAGGTGGGCGACGTCAGTGCCCGTAAGGGCCACGGACTCTTCGCGCGCGGCAAGTACGTCGCCTCGGACAACCCGTACGACCAGATGGCCGTAGCAGAGGCCGCAGCCAAGGATGACGTCGTGGCCTCCGTCCTGGAGACCACCGAGGGCTTGACCTTGCAGTCCGTAGCCTGGGAGTCGACCGAAGAGGATCTGGCCAGCGTCCTCAACCAGGTCAACACGGACCTCAAGCTGGATGCCTATTTGCGGATCGCCTGGCGTGAGCTGGAGATGTACAACCAGAGCGTCACGGCCACCATCTGGGGCTGGAAGGACTATCTCCCACAGACGATGCAGCCGACCGATCGCACGCGCAAGGACGGCAAGCGCGTGCAGGTGCCCAAGCGCAAGTCCATGCGCCTGTACGTGCCGATCAAGATCATCACGCTCGACCCGCAGAAGATCGTCCCGGTTGGGCTGTCCGTGTTTGGAGAGGACAGGCTGGCTTGGCATGCAGCGACAGAGGAGCTGGGAGTCTTCGACGGCGGACGCCTCGACCTGGACCCCGTGATGTTGCAGCTTATGCTCGGGCGCTACAAGCCAGGCATGGACGAGGCCCAGGGGCTGACAGAGCTTGGTGTGGACATAACCAGGCTGCTAGAGCTGGACCCGGCCAGGGTGTGGCGCGTCACCCTTGGGCGCCCGAGCTACAGGCACTTCGCCGACGTCCGGATGGAAACCATCTTCCGGATCTTGGACATGAAACAGCAGCTATGGGCGAGCGACCGTGTGGCCTTGGTGGGTAACGCCGACTACATCTTGCTGGTTCGTCAGGGCAGTGACCCTCTGCCGGCGACAGGTGCGGAAATCCAGACCCTGCAACAGAACTTCCGAACCATAGCCCAGCTGCCGGTCATCGTCGCCGACCATAGGCTTCAAGTCGACATCATCACCCCCAGCACGGACCATACCTTGGATCGCGACCGCTACGACTTGCTGGACGAGCGCATCCTGTCGCGGATGTTGGGCTCGCTTTCGGTGTCGCAGGCGCAAGGTGATGTCGACGTCCAGGTACGTGCCAGATCCATTGCCAGGGCGCTAGAGTCGCGGAGGCTGGTCCTGCGCAGGGAGGTCGAGGATCACTTTCTAGGGGCCATCTGGGACCATCCGCGGAACCGGGAGACCCTCAGCGCCTTCCGCCAATCCGCTCGTCCGAGCCTGGCATTCAGTCCACGTAACATTCAAGTCGACAACGACGCGATCATGCAGCAGATTCGTCAGGCAGCGCGCCAGGCCGGGGAGATCAGCCGTCGGACCTTCCTGGAGTCCCTCGGGGAGGACCTAGAGGTCGAGGCCCAGCGTTTGGACTACGAGGAGCGCGTCTATCCGGATTGGAAGCAGGCCGTGCCGTTCAATAGCCCGGCCAACAGCGGCAACAGCAACCCGGCGAACGGTGGTGGCGATCCCCAGGGCGGAGAGCCGTCAGCAGTGTCGGGCGCCCGTGGCGGTCGTCCTGTTGGTGGTGGCGGTCAGAAGAAGAACTCGCAGGCGAAGCCGCGTACGACCAGCGGTAACCCGTCGGCCTAGCTTAGGAGGTTCCTGGTGACAGAGGGCGTGCTGGACATCAGGAACCGCCTGTTCGGCCCCCCACGTCGGCCTCTCAAGCTTGTCGTACCCGAGACGGCAGAGGTTGTCCCGGCATTCGCGCTGGAGGACAAGGCCTCGGGCAGGGTCACCATCTCGACGCCCCTGACCGAGGTTGCATCGGCCGAGTCCGGTAGGTGGATTCGCAGGCTCCAGGGCCGTCTGGTCGAGGCTGGACGCGCCAACCGCAATGGCGCATTCTGGACGCAAGAAGACCTGGAGTTCGGCCTGCCGACTATTGCGCACGGTCCCGTGAACTGCGGACATGACGATGCGACGGTCATCGGGGTCCTGACGGATGCCGAACTCGCAGAGGCCAGCGGTGGCATCGGGCCCCACGTGCAGGTAACGGCCGACATGTGGCGTTGGATCAACCCTGGCGTCACGGCCCGCATAGAGAACGCCGTGCTCGGGAACAGGGCATTTCTTTCAATGGAGTGCGTGTCCAAGCAGATCCAGTGCACGGGCCCCGGCGGATGTGGCGCCATCATGAGCTACGAGGATGCCCAGAACCGCGGGGAAGGCGCATGCCAGCACGTGCAGGAGCGCTCAAGCCTTCGTCGCTTCATTGAACCGACATTCCTCGGGGCGGGCGTCATCATTCCGCCCGACGAGCCCGCGTGGTCGCAGGCTGTTCTCACTGAGGCCGCAAGGGTTGCCGAGACCCACGTCGAGGCCGCAAGCGCCGCCCTTGGAATGCCAGAAGACCAGGCGCACCGACTTGTTGCGGCCATCGTTGCTTGGACGAGGCGCCCCGTCTAACAGGCTTTCGCCCCTCTGTTCTTCGTCGATCCTGTCGGCCGAACGGCCGGTCTTTAGCGGCCTTGACAGATCGAGGAGGGTCGCATGGACGTGCAAGGCGCATTCCCCACAAGAGAGCTGGCTGCCGGAGAGGGTGCACAAACCTTCACCGAAGAGCAGCATCAGGCGATTGTTGCCGCAACGGTGGCGCGCGAGGTGGCTTCGCGGGATGAGCAGATCAGGGACCTCAGCTCCCAGCTGACCGCTCTGGCGACAGAGAAGGCTACCGCGCTGGCCGCAGTCGACGTGGCCGGCGCGGCCAAGGAGACGGCCGAGAGGGAGCTGGCGGAGTTCAAGGCCGGCATCGAGCAGGCCGCTGCCGTCGAGGGCCGCAAGGGCGAGTGCGTGGCCAAGATGCGGACCATCCTCCCGGACAAGCCGGACGAGTACTTCACGGGCCGGGCGCTTGCCTGGGCCGAGAAGACGCCCGAAGAGTTCGACAACCACTTCAAGGAGATGGCCGAAGCTGTCGGCGGCCTTCCTGGCGAGACCGTCACCCCCAAGGAGACGGCGATGGCCGGCACTCCTGTCCGCAAGGCGAAGCCCACCGCAACGGGCGGCGCCTCCTTCTTCTCCGCTTTCAAGAGAGGTGCATGAGATGGCCGACTACGGTCTGAACTTCGGCTTCCGCCGCTCGGGCGGGGACGACACGGTCCGCGAGGGGCGCTACCGCGTTCCCGCCGGAGTCACGGTCTACCACCAGGGCGACCTGGTCACGATCGACACGGCAGGCACTGACACCTTGACCTTGGCCACGGCCGGGGACAGGTTCGAGCCTGGCGTCTGCGGGTTCCTCATTCAGGAACACGAGATGTTCTCCATCTACGAGGTCGAACTCGGTCGCCACGACGACTCGTCCTTCCGCGGGGTCGCCCGTCAGGGCTACCTGGCCACGATTTGGAGCGGCCTGGGCCTCAAGATCTGGATGCGCAACACCGCACAGGTGACTCGTCCAGACGGCCATGTTGTCACCGCCAGGGCCCTGTTCCCCAGCTCGGGGATCACCAAGGGGTCCACGCTCCAATGGACAGGCACGGCCTGGGCCGTGACCACGAGCGGTTCGCCCGCACTGCGCGTTGTCGAGATCAGCGACGACGGCACCTACTTGGAAGCCGTGACCATCGCGGCTCCTGTTTCCTGAAGGGAGGGATGAAGATGTCAACCAGGGTCCCGATCTTGAGGGAGGTCGCCAAGGCGGCCAAGTTGGATCTCACCGCCGAAAAGGAGGTGAAGTTCGAGGAGGCCAAGGCCGCGCTCAACGCCGAAGCCAAGGAGAACTGGCAGCACGAGTCTTGGCATGTCGAACAGGCTGCGGTCATCGCCGAGACACTCGACTGGGGGTTCAGGCACGAGACGAAGTTCCCCAGCTTCTTCCCTAGCAAGTTCGTCGGCGAGGACGAGCAGGTTGTTCTGAAGGAGCGTCGTGGTCTACGCGCTTTCTGGACCAGCCGCTCTGGCGAGGTCGACGAGTCTCAGCTGCGGCAGAGCCTGTGGGAGATCCCGAAGGATAGCCTCGGCTGGCACGTCCGGGAGTTCGACCGCAACGTCCGCAACGACTATGCCGAGACGATCGCACAGCTCATTCCGCTGGCGAAGTTGCAGGAGGAGACGGAGACCTACCGCCGCATCCTCGGCGTTCTCGGCACTGCGATCGACGTGAGTTCGCCATACTACATCTCGGGCTCGTTCGACGAGAGCACGCTGCGCGACGCGGTGACCGATGTGGCCGACACGCCGATCCCGTCGAACGCTCGCATGGTCAATGGGATCTCCATTGTGGGTCGTCGTCGTGCCATCCAGGAGATCTTGGACTTCACGAGCTTCAACGACAACACGCGGGACTCCATCGCCCGGACCGGCGTGCTCGGTACCTACTACGGCGCCGATGTCGTGACCCTGGACAACTACCAGGACGAGGATGGTGTGGCCTTCCTTCCCGATGACGAGCTGTGGGTCATCGGTGGTGGCGTCGGTCTCTTCGTCAGCTGGGGCGGCTCGGTTGTCCGCCAGTGGATGGAGAACAAGGTCGACTACCGTCACTACAAGAGCATGCGCGACGTGAACGCCGTCGTGACCCATCCAGAGGTTGCCCGTCGGATCGTCTTGGACGGATCGAGCAGCTGACAGGCTCCTGAACGAAAGCAGGGCCCCCTGGGATCGCAAAATCCCCGGGGGCCCTGCTGTATGTCCGGGCCGCTCGCGCGGTCAGTCGTCCTTGCCCGGCCCTTCGAGTACGGAGCGCAGCGCTCGCACGAGGCCCTCGAACCCGTCGACTCCGAAGACGCCGTCATCCGATGACAGTTCCCTGACTCTCGCCACGATCTCCAACAGGTCGTCTCGTTGGTTCTCCAGCCTGTTCCTGGCCGTCTGCAAGAGCGTGATCTTCGCCAGCAGCAGGCGGTACTCTATGGCCTCCAGGACGGCCTCTGCGATCTCCTTATCGCCCGGGTCTACTTCCCAGTCAAGCCACCCAACGGCCGCCTCCCCGGCCCTTACTGCCTCGTCGAAGCTCAGCGATTCAAACATCGACCTGCCCTCGCACACAAGGCCCCTAGCCGGCGCGTCACTCATGTGCGCTCTCCTCTTTCAGCAGGCATCCCCAGCCATTGGCGACAAGATGACGGGCGATCTCGTCACTCAGCGCGGGCGATGGATGGATCGCGTGGATCAGTGCCGCGGCCTCCTCCACAGCCTTCTCGTCCAGGAGCAGGTGTTCTACGACATACTTGCGGATTGCGAGCAAGGCGACGATGTTCTCATCGAGCGCCTCTGTGGTCACAGAGGCGCTTCGCGTGTACCTGCTACCGGCCTCCAGGAGGCCGTTGGAGAGACGGACCTCCGGTCGAGACGATGCGTCGACAACGTCAACTTCCATCTCTTTGCTGATCAACGTGAAGAACTCATTTCGATCGACAGTGACCGCCCCTCCGGGAGACCAGTTGGGCTCCGGTGATCGTACGGTGATCGCAACCGCGTGCTCGCTGGCACGCACCTGTAGCGTCCGGTCGGACACATTCGATTTGATCTTGTTCACGATGGAACTCCTTTAGGTCAGAGCGGCGCGTTGGGTGGATCTACGAACGGATGGGGCCAGTTTGCCACCTGATCCGCAAGGGCGCTCGATGTTGCACTAGTACGCAGCGGTGAGCGCGCAACCCCAGACGCCAGGTCGATCTCACTCGACGCTCAACAGGGACTGGACTGGGAGGACAACATGGTTGCCACTCGCGAGGGTGAAGAGATCTGGCAGAACACAAGTCGGGGCGACGTGTACGTGCGAGTCAGCGCAAAGAAGCCGGGTCGTCCGGCCGGCGTGAAGAACGTGCGGGTCAGGGGTCAAGGACAGCTCCGCATCAACACGACCGACCGGGAACTCTTCTCGGAGGCCGTAAGGAACCCGAAGCGCAACGTTTTCCTCAACGGGACGCTCAAACGCCTGGACGAGCCAACAGAGGCCAAGCCTGCCGACCCGGACCACCAGGCGGACCAGGCGTTGGTCGACGAGGAGCTACAGGCGCTGTTCGAGCGGCACGGTCGGGCATGGCAAAGCGATGTGCGCAAGCTTGATGAGCGCAACTGCCGGCGCCTCAAGGCCATGGTGGAGGACCCGGAGTCCCAGGCGTCGCAGGCGCAACGCTCGTTCCTGCTCAAGCACCTCCAGGACACGTACGGCAACACTCACGTCCCGACCCACTCCAAGGAGTTGCAGGAAGAGGCCGGCGACGGCGGGGTCGACCTGATCTGAGTTCTGCTCTTTCGGCGCGGCGCCCGTCCTTGCTGTTCTGGGGGGGCGGGCGCCCCTCTATGTCAAGTCGATTTAGCCGCACAGGAAGGACCTCCTCATATGACCGAACTGGCCGATCTTGTAGATGCGTTCAAGCGAGAGGTCTCTCCTCCCGGGTCCTTTGTCGCCGACTTTCCTCTCGTGACCGATACCGAAGTCGAAGCCAGCTTGGCCGACGCCTTCGCCGAGGCCCAGCTGGATGGCTTCTTCAGCAACTACGTCCTGGATGTCGACAGCTCGCTCGTCGAGCCCGACATCTCTGTCGCGGGAGCCGCTCTGGTCGTCATCTACGCGGGCATGCGCTTGATCCGCCAGCGGATGACCTCTCTGGGCTCTCGCAAGCGCTTTGTGGCTGGCCCCGTGGAGTACGAGGTCCAGGCCCAGGCAACGGTCCTCACCGAGTTGCTGAAGGAGCTTCGCGAGCGACGCGACCGTCTGCTGCGGGGCGCTGGAGGCCCCAAGGTGTTCCAGATGGACGGCTACGCCACCCGCGGCCTGTTCTGCGTCCCTGGGGGCTTCTACGGCGGCGAGGTGCCCTGATGGACACTCCCGGAGCAGATATAGATGCCGGCGAGTTTCGTACGGGCATCAGGATGGCCATGCGGATAGGTATGCCAACCAACCCCGACCAGTGGCCGGCTTTTGTCAGCCTGACCGGTCCTACGATCACATCCGACGTTGACGTCGACGGCGTTCCCTGGGATGTGGACGACGAAGCCTTGGAGCCCACCGAGACCGTCGTCAACGACGCGCTGTGCGCCCTGGAGTGGCCTCCGGGAACCCGAGAGGCCCAAGAGCAGTGGGGGGCTCTCCAGCCAGGACAGTTGCGGATCACACTCCTTGACGAGGAGTACGCCCAGATAGAAGGCTTCACAAGGGTTCGGGTATGGCCCAGCCCCAATGGCGACCCCGTCGAAATGCTGTATCGGAAGGTGCTCGGACGCCATGCCCTGGGTTCCGTCGAGGTCTTCACGGTCCTCGTTGCCAGCGAGGACACGGTCTGATGGCGGCCTATGTGCGACACGCAATACGCCACGTGCGGGCCAGCCTGGAGGAGCGGGTACGCCTGGCCCTTGTCGACTGGCTGAGCGATACCCCGCCTTTCGAGGCCGCGACCGCTGTCTTGGATGTGCGGGCCCCGCAGGAGTCGGACTTGAAGCCCATCGTCGCCAACCGCATCTTCGTCTCTCATGGCGGCGAGGTCGACACCCTGGATGCCCAGCTCGGTTCAGGGCTCTTGCGGTGGGAGCACGTGTTGTTCGTCGACATCTTGGGGCAGAACCCGGGGATCGCGCTCGCTATCGCCAGCGACCTTCTGGACGACTTGAGGGGTCTGCGCGATGGATCTTCTCGATGGGTGGACCTGCGCGAGCGCGGGACCGGCGCCCTGTTGCCCGGCTGGGAAGGCGAGCTGGAGGACGTGATGCGCGACGAGCCGCGATCGTCCTTGGCGTCTTGGCAGTCGATCAAGGCCACGTTGATCATTTATCTACCTGGGGAGAGTCGCTGATGGTCAACCTTGCCGTGGATGTTCCCGGAGTGCATGTCCCGGAGTGCAATGCGGGCTGCTGGGGGGGGTTTCACTACTTGCTCCCGCCTGGATGGCTGAGCGGCGAACTCGGTAGTCAGGGGGCGAACTGATGGCCGCCAACGGCGATGTGCTGACCTCCCTGGTGGGACGGCAGCGCAAGCGTCTCGTCGCGACGATCCTCGGGGCGGCCGAGCGTGACATCCGCGGCGACCTGTCTCCCCAACAGTGGGAGGCCCTGCGGTCCAAGGTTTTGGACTCGGCGGCCATCTTCGGCGACTTCGTTCTCGATCTGGTGCGTGCAGCCAACGAGGGGTCCTGGGTCAACGACGAGGCCATGCGCGTCCTGTACGCCATCAACAACGGGGTCAAGGATCTCTTGGACGAGGACCTGGAACCTGAGGAGTCCTGATGGCCGGCTCGTACTCCACGGGCGGAGGTGCTGGTCGCTATGGCGCCGCCACCAGCAGGGTGCAGATGGGCTTTGGTCTGGTATTGACGGTCCAGACCAGGGGTTGGGTGTTCAACCGCCAGGAGGTCGAGCGCCGCGTCGGCTCTTTGACCAACGGTCAGTTTCGGTCGACCATGAAGAAGTACGGACAGCTGCGGTCCAGGGAGTTGCAGGCCCAAGTGTCCAAGGCGTTGGCCGAGACCCGTGTTCCCAGCCGGAAGAAGGTTTCCACCGATAACCTGGACTGGGTGCTCAGCCACCAGAACAACCGGGTCGTCCGGCCATTCGCCTACGGGGTGGGTGTCCCTAGTTGGCTGAACCGTTCGCGCGCCAAGTACTGGCGGCAGATCGATCAGGGGTACGCGGGACACGTCGGCCGCCCCATGATCGGCGCCTGGGGCGAGGGCGCCATGCGCTCCAGCGCCGGACGTCAGTACCCAGGCACCCCGTACACCAGGGCCGGGGAGAATGAGCGGGGCTCGTTCGTGCCCTACTCGGTGTTGTCCAGGTCTCGGACGCGTGTGGGACGCGATCTGTTGGGTGAGCCGGCGTCCGCCGTCGGGGGGCGTATGGTCATCCGGCGCCCGATCGTGGCCCAGCACTACTTCCGGGTCGCTTGGCAGTCGTCGAACATGCGCCAGAAGGCCATAAGGGACCTTCGACAGGCCGTACGCGAGGCTCTGCGCTAGAGGTCAAGTGGCGCGTAGCCATGGACGGAACCGTTCGATCTGTGGTTTGATGGACCCCTAGACGTGCGAGAGGCACCAGGCTACCAACCCAGTGCCTCTCGACCGAATGACCTATCGCGGAGATCAAATGGCCTTAGCTCAACCATACCGGGAACGGCTCGGCTACGCCAGCCCGACTTCGAAGAAGATCGTGCGCAAAGCCTACCTGTCGGATTCCGACGAGACTTGCGGCGGTTGCCAGCTCCCCATCCCCGCGGGCGAAGAGTTTTGGCGCGGGAGGGCCAGGGAGCCTTGGCACAAGGCATGTCGTCGCATCAACATCCACGCCGCTCCAGAACGCCAGAGGTACATCCAGGACGTTCCTGTAGGGAAGCCGTGCGAAGGGTGCGATTGCGAGATCTCTCAAGACGACCAAGTGATCTTCATTTTCACAATGCCATGGCACAGAGAGTGCGCGTTGCGACGTAGGAAGATGCCTACAGAGTCACGCGAGGCCCCCATGTAGACCGCAGCGACACCCGCGCGAGTCTTAGCCTCCGCGTGGGGGTGAACGGTGTACCGAACGTGCACCCGGGGTCGGGAGATGAACACCCTGCCGAACTGCCGGTGTCTGTGGGAAATGCAGCCGAGCGCCTGCTAAGCAGCTCGGGGAGGAACCCCATGGGACCGGTGCAGTGTCGAGGCGTGGGCAGTGGTCCGACAGAAGCCGAGTCTAAACGGTGACGGGAACAGGGCGGTCGAACCGTGGCGAGGGGGAGTTCCTCGCCCGCTGCGAAGCGGCCTCTGGGCACTCATGTTCAAAATCAGGAAGGGGCTTCAGCTCCTCAACCCCGTAGGGGCCTGGAGAGCGGAGCGAGCGTCAGCGAGTCCGGCTCGCCGAGGGTATGGGGTTGGGTTACGGGCGACAAGCGCTCGGCTCGGTGCGTTCGCTTCGCTCACTTACTCGCCTCAGCTCGCTTCGCTCGCGAATCTGTCTTCGACGAAGAGCGGCTGGCAATCGAGGGTGATGTGCGACTGGCCTATAGCTTGTAGCTTATAGTCGCAGGTAAGAGGGCGTGCGCGCGCGAGAGGTCCAGTGACACGCATAGATATCCAGCGATGTGAAAATCGGCGAAGCCGAGAAGACGGCGAAGCCGCGGGGGACGGGGGGGCGGAGCCCCCCGGGGGTGACCACGGGCCAGTCTGAGACAAGGCGGGTTGTAAATGTAACCATCTACAGACGCGCACGCGCGCGCGAGGAGTGGAGATCGCAGATGGCGTTCGTTGCCAAGTACGACGGGACTTGTGCCGCATGTTCAGGACCGGTGGTTCGCGGACAGCTTTTGACGTACAGGAACAAGGTCGTTAGGCATGTCGACTGTCGCGATACCACAGCCCGCCCGCGCGAGGGCGCGAAGGCGACTGTGACGCGAGTGCAGCGCGGCGTCTGTGCGAAGTGCCTGAAGCCTGTGCTGTCGCAGCAGTTTGCGGTCGTCAACAGTGATGGTGCTCTCGTGCATCTTGGACTGTGTCTCGCGGTTACACCGTCACCGCCGCGTGAGAGTGCAACCGCGAAACTTGCAAGACTGACTGTGCCAAGGTTGGGTCATGGTGAGTGAGACGGACTTCCTGGAGAAGTACCTTCAGATACGATCTCGGCGTCCTGCCTTCAACGACAGGCTGGGCATAGGTGCCCCTGACGGTTACAACGTGATCCAGATCGAGGAGGCCAAGTCAGACGAGATGGTTGTTGACAGCTATCACAGGCCACTTCTGAAGGTCAGCCAGCAGGGCGTGGAAGAGGACCTGGCGCGGACCTCCGTTTACTTGACCTCCCATATCCGCACGTCCGGGGACTGGTGGTTGACCTCTCGGGTATGTCCAGCGGGCTTGACAGGTTGGGCTGAGGCGCATCGAGATGGCGTGTTCGAGCAGTCGCTGTACGAGCAGCAGTGGCGCGAGCGCACCTGCGTGCTGGGCGGGGAGCCGCTGTGGCGGTGGGCCGAGATGCACCGTGCGCTTGCCGGCCAGGTCGAGCTGTTGGAGTCTCTAGATGTGCGGCCGTCTGCCCTTGGGGATTACGGTCGGCGAGACCTGTGCCGAGTGCCCCCCGAGGGGCGTGCCGCATGGCTTGGGATTGCCAAGGTGGCATTGAAGGGTTCGCGTAATTTGTTTGACAAGGTGAGGGCTTGACGGCTGACGCGGCCTGTTCTAAGGTTGTGTCCTGGTCAGCCGATCTTGCCCATCTGGCGACTCAGAAGGCCCCCGCAGCTCCCGCGGGGGCCTTCGTCTATACTCTGGCCAGGTCGATTCTTCCGGCGTCTTGAATGTAGGCCCGTGCGGGCCGTTACGCGAGGAGGACCATCGTGGGCTTGCAGGGTGGAGCATTGATCCATACCGCCAACTCTGACGTCCTGGTCGAGAGGTTGCAGACCGCAGGTCCCGGGGTCAACATCCCGACCGAGCAGATCTTCGAACTCGGCGACTATCGGAGCCTGGCAACGCTCAGGGATACCCCTGAGATCACGTTCAACATGGACAGCCTGGATGTCTCCACTGATTTCGAGGCCCTGTTGACCGATACGGACCCCGACAGTGACGTCTTCGAGCTGGCGAACGTGCGTTCCGTGAACATCGTGACCCAGATCAAGCCTGGCAAGAAGCAGGACGACCCCTTCACGGTCGCAAAGTCGGTCGAGATACCGTACCTGATGCCCGAGAGCATCAGCTACAAGTTTGGCCTGCGGGACAACGCCACACAGACGGTCTCCATGCGTGGCGACAGCATCTTCTACAGCCCGGGTGCCGGGTATGTTGAGGCGTCGGCCGGTACGGGTCTTGCCGGTCAGGTCATCGTGACGGCCAACCCCGCGTACGCAGGCCCTGACGAGCTGGATAATCGTCGAGTCCTGGCTGTCATTGCCAACGATGTGCGACTGACCTACGGTCCCGACTGGACGTCCACCGATGGAGCACCCAACCTTGCGGGCGCGGCCGTCGTGACCATCACGCTCGCCGCTGCGGTGGCTGTCACCAAGACGATCTATGTCGTCTATGCCAGCAGTGTCGACCGGGAGTTCCCCCAGGCAGTGCATACGCCAGCACTTCTCAAGCCGGCGGCAGTGCGGGGCAAGGACATCGACATTTACATTGGCGGCTACGACCCGGACGACGTTCCGGGTTCTGTGGTCAACAAGTGGACCGGCGTCCAGAGCGTCAACCTCGACTGGAGCGTCACCTTGACGGCCGACGAGGAGATGGGCAACTACTACGCCGTAAGTCGTGACTTCAACACCCCGAAGGTGTCAGGCTCTGTCGAGATCCTTCCGCGGCACGCTGCGGACCTCTTCACCAAGCTCCGCCAGATGACCGGTGCTACCGAGGTCAACCAGGCGATCGGTGCCGCGAGCGCCGTTCCCCTCCCTCTGGATGTCGTGCTCAAAGACGGTCTGAACGGTGGGATCACGCTCAAGCGGTTCCATTGCCCGGACGCCAGGTTGTTGCTCCCTGGGTATGCGCCTCAGTCTGAGACGAACGTCACGCTGACGATCCCCTTCGAATCTGACACGGGCGTTTTGGATATCTACCGGGACCTTTCGGCTCCGATCGTCAAGTCGGTGGACCCGGTCGAAGAGGAGGTTGGAGGATGTCATTATCTACGGCATCAACTTCGTCGGCGTCACGGCCGTCACCTTCGGGGGGGTCCCTGCCAGTAGCTTCACTGTCAACTCGGGCCGCCAGATCACGGCCGTTGTCCCGGCTGGCACGGGCATCGTGGACGTCACGGTGGCCACACCCGAAGGTACCTCGACCCTTGTTGACGGCTTCACATACAGCACGGGGTCCTGACCTCGGAAGCCTGAGGACGCCGCGGTTGCAGGGGAACTTGCGACCGCGGCGTCCTTTTGTGTCTCGTCGATTCTCGTCGCAGGAGCGGTGTGGGATTTACGGGAACTGGAGTTGACATGGCGAATCAGGCGAAGCTGCGACGGGCTATCGAACTCTTCGAGGAGGGCGAGCCCCTCAACCTTGCCCCCGAGGGTAAGGAGCCCGAGTGGGTATATGTGCACAAGCCGAACGGCTTCGAGCACGAGGAAGCCATCATGGACGGGCGCGTCGCCCGAGCCCTCTATCTGGAAATGTACAGGCCGGGCTCCAAGGAGCGCCGGGCTGTCGAAGCGACGGGCAGGGGCCTGGGGCTGGATGAGCTTGTCGAGGCGATCATCCTTGGGCGTGGCAACGACCTGTTCATGAAGGCTCATGACGAGGTGCGTGCGCGTAAGGATTGGGCCGACCGGCTTGTCCTACTGGATCGGGCGCAGGTGTTGGCTCCGGATGCCAGGCCGGAGGAGCGAGCGGCCCTGGAGGAGGTTCAGGTCGACTTCTACAGGGCGCTTGGCGAGGAGCAGGAGCGACTGATCTGCGAGCTTCGCCGGGAGTTGAGCCAGGAGGCCAAGGTTGATCGTCAGGCTGTTGAGCAGACATGGCTCGAAGGCTTCATAAAGAACCAGGCGAGCGGGGAGTTTCTCACGGCCCGCCAGCAGACCGACATCTACTTTGCTTTCTGTGCTGGCGAGGTGCGCCAGAAGGACGGCAAGGAGGTTGTTGAGAAGGGTGAGCGCATGCTCGAAGATCGCACTCAGGTGCGGACCCTTCCGGACGGCCTTCTTGAGTGTGTGGTCTCGGCCTTGGACCGGGTGAATATGTCACAAAAGGAAGCGGGAAACTCGGACGCTCCGACGGATTCCTCCTCGTCGTCGGAGCAGCAAAGCAAGCCGGAGGCCTCAGTTCCATCTACCCGGGTGGCGACGTCCAGAGGGCGGGTTGGGACCTCGTCTTCGCGGTCAACGCGGCACTGACGGTCCTGGGATGGATGGAGTCCCTTCCGGACGACGAGCAACCTCCTAGGCGGATCTGGGGTATGTCCGAGCGCCTGGACGAGTGGTTTGCCGCGGTCAGGCAGCGTCGTAAGGACCGTGCGGCCGGTCGTACCGAGTCGATTCCCGACGACAGGGAAATGGACGGGGAGAGGTATACACACGACCCCGAGGTGAGTGCGCTGCGGGATTGACTTTTCAGGCGAGGAGCAGGCGGTGGCGGAGGATCGCGAAGAACTAATCCTTGGCGTTGACGGCTCACAGGCCGTCCAGGGGATGCAACAGTACCTCGGTGCGTTTCGTGCTCTCGCTCCCGGAGTGCAGGGGGCGTTCCGTCAGGCCGCAGGTTCTCTCAACCCGAACATGTTCGTGGCGAAGGCGCGCCAGATGGCCGCGGAGGCGAACAGGGCCCTGGCTGGTATCAACGTGCCGACGCCTGTCGGCAAAGGGACCCTGGGGGCTTTGCAACGACCTGCCGGTCTGACCCCACAGTCGGTCAGGGAACTCCAGTTGTCGTCCACCAAGGCGACCCAGGCGTTGACTGGCTTGACTCAGACGTACAAGGGCTTGCAGCGGGTGCAGGGCTTGCAGCAGGCAAAAGCCGTCGGCACAGGTCAGTTCGTCAAGGAGACCCAGGCGTTGACCGGCTTGACTCGGGCGCACAAGAGCTTGGAGCGGGTGCGGAAGGGTGCCGAGTCCAGAAGCGTGCGTGAGGCAAGGGCTTCCGCGCGCCGTACCGAAGCGCTCGTCCTTCAGGGGCGTGGGCTCACCCGTTCGCAGATCGCCGAACAGATGGGCACCTCGGTTACGGCTGCCAAGTCTTTGCTCCAGAGGGCTATGCGGAGCCCGGAGAGGGAGCAGGTTCGCCAGCGGCAGGCGCTCGTTGCGCAGTTGAGGCAGTTCGAGGCGGGTCGCGGGCAGGGTGGCGTAGGGGGTGGAGCGGGTCAGTTGGCCCCACTTACCCACGCGGGTGGCGTGAGTCAGTTTGCCTTGCCGCAGGGCGGTCTGACTAGGCAGTCCGTCGGGGAGACTCGGGCGCTGGCGGAACGGCAGACCCGGACGTACAAAGGTTTGCAACAGGCACAGTTGAACCTGGCGACGTCCAGCAAGGTGCTTGGTGAGCAGTCCAAGTCGTCCCGGATCGCACAGGGTGCACTTCCGCAGATCCCTGCATCGCGTTCAGTAGGGAGCGGTCAGGCTCTTGCCTTGATGCGCAAACAGGAGATTCAAGTTCGCGAGCAGGCCTTTGTTGCCCAGGTGCGTGCATCGCGTCTGGCGACTTCGGCCAGTGAGCCGGCCCGTCAGGCGGCTCAAGCGGAGCTTCTCCAGCGGGCTCAGGCCAGGTTCACCCCTGCCCAACTCCAGTCTGGCCAGACTTTGGCTGCCGTTCCCTCCTTCAAGGGTGGAGTCACTCGGTCACTTGAGCAGATCCGTGAGCAGGAGCGGCAGTCCCGCGTGTGGGCAGAGGTCCAGCGCGAACAGGTGCGGGTCGGCAAACAGAACGTGAAGTATCAGCAGTCGGAGCTGGCCGCCAATCGTAAGGTCGTGCTCACCCCCAAGGAGGGCAGGGCTGTAGCTAGGGCCTATAGCGTCCGTGCCCGTCAGCTGGAGGAAGCATTCTCTCAGCCGGTACAGCGGGCGCGGAATCTTTACGCCCAACCCGGCTATCGGGCGGTACAGGAGGCCGGAGGGGTGGCGGCAGGGGCCGGAGGGGCGGCGGCAGGGGCTGGAGGGGCGGCGGCAGGGACTGGAGGGGGTGGCGGTTTCCGCGCAGGCTTCAAGACCGGCTGGAGTGGCGGAGGCGACCAGGGACGTCCCTGGTCGGAGATGATGGGGCAGACGGCCCGTATCGCACTGTCCTATGGCGCGGCCTACCGGGCGCTGTCGGCCCTAGAGCAGGTCATAGGCAAGGTCACACAAGCTACCATCGCCTACGATATGGCGCTGACCAACCTGGAGGTCGTCACCGGACGTACAGCCGAGGAGGATGAGGGGCTAGCTAGCACATTGGCCACAACGGCCGTGAGTATGGGCTACACGAATGCCGTCGGTGTCGAACTTGGCACCAAGGCCATGGGTCTCCTTGGCGTTACGGAGTCTTCGCAGGCGGTTCAGGAGCATGCGGCGACGACGGCCGCAGAGGTCTCCACGCGGGTGGCGCGCGTGTCTGGGGCCGAGCCCATCGCCGTGCAGACCCAGCTGCTCGGAGCGTTGCGGGCGTTCGGATGGGGTGTGGACCGGCTGTCCGAGCTGGAGGACTCTATCACGTACATCTCCCGCCAGACGGGACAGTCGAGCACGGAGCTGATCTCCGCGTCCGCTGATCTGGCCACCCTGGCGCAGACTGCGGGCTTTGATCCCCAAGAACTCATGGCGCTGGTCGCCCAGGTCTCCACCACGACCGGGCAGAACCCGTCCTCCACTGCCGGCCAGTTCCGACAGGTGCTTTCTCGCGGGTCTGCCACTGTCGCCCCCCGTGCGGCTGAGATCTTCGGAATAGACACGAAGGGCATGAACACCGCAGATATCTTCGAGGCGGTCTCTCAACAGAAGGACATCACCGACAAGCAGCTCGAAGAGTTCGCAGGTCTGTTCGGCAAGGGCGGCTCCGCCACGGTGGCGACGCGTATGGTGAAGGACGCGGCGCGCATCAATGAACTCGCAGGGGGGGCTGGCGCCGCCGAGGGGCTTGGGGCCGAGGTCGCCGGAAAGGCCATGAAGGCCTTGGGCAACCAGCTGATTGTACTGGGCTCCGACGCCTTGGCGTTCGGTCAGGCGCTTGTGGATGCGGGCATCCTGGACTGGCTCGGGCTGCTCCTGATTGCGACGCAGAACATGGTCGCCGCTGGCAACGAGGTGTTGGGTTTCTTCAACATGTTGCCCCGTCCACTGCGCAGCGTGGCCATCGCCCTGGGTGAGATCTACCTGGCGTCCAAGCTTATTGCCGGAACGGCATTCGCCAGCAAGATCGCAGGGACCGCCATCGGTGGCAAGATCGCCGGGACGGCCCTTGGTGCCGGGATCGGCGCCAAGGCCACGATGGCGGCCGTCGCCACCCAAGAACTCCTTGGCGTGGGGAAGGGGTCGAACCAGATTCGTAATGCGCGCCTCGCCACCATGGCGTCAGGGGCCACCGCTCTCCCCGGCAGGGTGTTCGGACAGGGCAGCATGTTCCGCCTATCCAAGGAGGCCCGTGCGGCAGCGCAGGGCGGGACGGGGGTGTTGAACGCCGCCAAGGGTGCGACCGGTATGACGGGGACGGGCATGTTGCTGTCAGCGGCTGCGATAGCGGCTCTGGCGACGGGCATCGGCAAGGGCATTAGTAACGTGGTAGAGGGGCGCAGCAAGGTTTCGGACCTGCGCTCTCAGATATCGGGCGCTAAGAACGAAGAGGCATTGCGCGATGTTGCCGGTGCCGCCCGCGGGGTGGCCTCGTCGATCGAAAAGGCCGGGATGGGGGGGGTGAGTGCCGGCGCGGTCTTCGAACTGCCGGAACGTTTGATCACCTCGCTGTTCGAGGGGGGGCAGGCCGAGGAGGCGACGAAGATCGCCGATCGCGCGGAGGCCATCGCCAACGCCCTTGCGGAGGCGCAGGCGCAGTTGGAGGACCAGAATGCATCACGGGCCTTCACGGACTTCTCCGCCACCGGCCTGGAGGAGGCGTTCGCCGACTTGGAGAAGCGGGGGTATAACGCCTCCGAGCGTCTCGCCATGCTCAACGACGCGCTATTCACCTTCTCCGAGGCGGCGGCAGGGGCCGCCAATGCTGTTGCGGTCATAGACCCCCGTGAGGTTGGTGCCGCGGCGCAGCAGTTCAGCGCGAAGGTCCAGGGACGGATGCAGGAGTTTGGTCCGACCATGTGGCGGGTAAGGAGCGATACTGGTGAAAGTGAACGAACAGGGCTATTCGGCACATCGTCCCGGCTGGAAGATCTTGCCTCCTTGGCGGAGGAGGCGATGCCGGACGTCACTGACCAGTTGACAGCCCTGTTGGAGCAGCAGCTCACCAAGTATGCTGCCGACGGCATCATCACCCAGGAGGAATCCGACAGGATAGACAAGAGGCTCAAGGATGCGCTGCCTGGAATGTACGGGGAAGAGTTGTGGGGCCAGCTTGACGCCGCCGGGCTTGCCGAGGACATAGAACTCGGGCTGGTGGGCGGTCTGCGCGACATGTTCTCCACCTTCGGCGGCGAAGTCACCAAGGCGAACATCGGTGAAGTCCTGCGCAACATGCCGACCTATGGCGAGCAGGCAAGGACGGAGGGGGCCTCCAGGCTCGGCTCAGTCCAGCAGGGCACACAGGCGGAGTTGGATTACCTGGAGAAGGGCCGGGCGGGGATGTTGGGCGTGATCCGGTCTATGTCGGCCGAGGGCACGGATGTCAGCTCGTTCTTGCGAGACCTGCGCGACACCGACGAGGCCATAAGCGCTGCGGAGCGCCAGCAGGCCAGCGATAGGGTCGCGGCGATTCAGTCCCTTCTCGCTTATGAAGAGACGCTAATACCTGAGGACGATGTGCTCGGGCGTCTCGCGGCGGAAGCAGATGCTGTCAATCAACAGATCGCAACCGTGCTCGCGCAGGGGGTGGGTCGTCCTCGCGGGTCCAGCAGCAACGGGGCCCCGACCGCGGTCTACACACCCGAGGAGTTGAAGCAGCTCCAAGACCTTTCTGGCCAGCAGAACACCATAACGAGGCAGCAGCGTCAGGCGGAGGTTGCCAGGCTCAATGCTCAGCAGATGTCGGCATATGCCCCCAACGACACGACCGGCAAGGCCGAGGGGGCGGTCGTGGTTGCGCAGCGCAACTTCGACGAAGCCGCGGTCGACACGGCCGCCCAGGCCGAGGCGCAGATCGCACTCGATGAGGCGAAGCACAACTACTTCGTATTGCAGGTGCAGACGGGCAACAGTGCAGCCAGTGCCGCCGTCGACTCGCGCGACACGGTCGGCAAGGCGCGGGTCGCCATGAACAACGCATACAACATGTTGGCGACGACAAAGGTGGACAGCGACGAGTACAACCAGGCGCTGGGGGCATGGTTGGATTCGCAGGTCCAGTACGCCGAGTCGCAGACCGCATTGGCCAACGCACAGGCCGGTGCAGCCGTGGACCCGCGCGACAGCGTGGGCCAGGCGCGGGTAGCTTTGGACAACGCGAGGCGCACGCTCGGCGATCAGAAGCGGGAGACTCCGGGTTATGCTGACGCGCAGAAAGAGGTGTGGTCCTCGCAGATCGCACTGGCCCAGGCGTACACCGAGCTGGCCAACGCGCAGGATTCTGCCGGTATAGCCGGCTTGAGCAGCGGGTTGCTACAGGCGCGGGTAGCTCTGGGCAACGCAAGGCGCACGCTCGGCGACCAGAAGGGTGATACCCAGGGATACTACGACGCGTTGGGGAATCTGCGTCAGGCACAGATGGAACTGGCCGATCAGGAGCGTCAACAGGCGGACCGGCAGCGCAGGTTGTCTTCAGATCTGACGAACCCGGTGGAGCAAGCGGCCCTGGATGTGCAGAAGGCCATGGACAACCTTCGGGCCGCTCAGTCTCGCGGAGACGGTGCTGATGTTGTCGATCAGGCCAAGCTCGACTTGCGCAACGCTCAGGCGCAGCAGGAGGCATCGGCGTTCCAGCAGCGCATCAGCGATGTGCAGACCGCAGAGGACCTTGGGCGCATCTCCCATTCTGCCTATATCAGTTACTTGCAGTCCGAGCACGACCGCCTGGCCGCCATCGCCGGAAAGACTCGCCAGCAGACGGAGCAGCTCGACGAGGTCGACAAGCTCCTGAAGTCGGCCGCCGAGGAGATGCAGGGCCAGTTCAATATTGGTGACATCGAGCTGCCCACCATTTACGAGGTGCGTCGGGCCGTCAAAGCAGGGGCCGCAACTTCCGTTGCGGACTACTCGCACTCGGGCAACACGGTGAACATCAACGGCGCTTCGTTCGAACAGGTGATCGAGTATCTGCGGACCTACCTCGGGGCCGGTGCGCAGGTAGTGACCGCAACGACCGGACGGAAGATCTGATGAGCGTGTTGCGCTGGACGTTCCAGGACCCCGCCTTTCCATCTGTGATTTACACGCTTCCCTGGAACCCGCAGACCATGAGTTCACCGTTTCCTGCGCGTTCTATCACTGCCTTGGCCACGACCGCCATCGATGGCCAGGTGTTGCTACAAGAGGGTATGGCCGAGCCGGCCAACTGGTCTTTCAGTGGCATCATCAAGGATGCGGCTCACTACGAGGCGCTCAGGGGGTGGACGTACGGTCATGGTCGCATCTACATCTTCGACCATTTCGGGCGCCAGCTGACCGTCGTGCTGAAGAACTTCAAGCCCAGTCCCGAGAAGATCAGGATCGGGCACTACTGGCGTCATACATACGAGGTCGAGGGACTTGTGCTCGCCGTCGGTGCGCCCACCATAGGAGACGATGGCCCATCATGAGAGGCGACCTACCTGTCAGTCCTGTCAACATGGAGGACATCTGGCGGTCCGGTGACTGGGTGGGGCCGGAGCGTCGGGCGTTCGCAAGGGTGACTGTCCAGCGCCCGCAGATGCGTCTCGACACGTTCGACATGCAGTCGACGTTCCTGCGGGTCCCCGTGTGGACCACCAACGACGCCAGCTCGTTCAATCCGTACCCACAGGGCATTGACCCGACCAAGGGCGAGCCCGTCACCAACACGTACGCTGACTACCTCTTCACAGCCCCAGCGGCGCCCCTGGAGCTGCCGAACGTTGCCAGCGTGTCCTGGACCAGGACCATAGACGCTGCGGTCGCAGAGGCGACGATAGAGTTCTGGAACACCTCGCCCTTGCCGCTCGGCGAGGCCCCAGAGAACGGCGACCTGGACCGTCCTGGATTCTACAGTTATGGCCGCGGGACCGCCGCGTTCTCCTCCCGTTGGGGGCATGAGCCAAACGAGTGGCAGAACATGCTCATGCCCGATAACCTTCTACGAGTGTGGGAGGGTTACGGCTTCGATGCCACCGTCCCGCCAGAGGAGGACCCGCATCTGGTCCTGACGGGCGTGTGGATGATAGACGAGGTCCGGCTGTCCAGCGCCGGTACCCTGGTGTGCACCTGTCGCGACCTGGGCCGCCTCCTGATGGACCACCAGAACTTCTTGCCCGTTGTCCCTGAGGGGTTCTACCCAACGGCCTTCAAGGCGTGGGACGAGTCGGTTACGGTCGCGTCCCAGCGCCTGGTTGAGAGCGTCGAGCGCCTGTCTGCCAGTCCCATCGGCAGCGGCAATGACCTCTGGCCTGAGAGTTCGTATGTAGGGGCGCGCGTCTACGGCCATAGTCATACCGATGCGTTCGACAACAATCCTGCCACCTACTGGCTGTCGGTCGGCAACGCCTCGTCGGGCTACAGGTCGGCCTACGAGTACGTCGACTTCTCCGTTGGTGGGGCCACGGTGTCGCAGGTGCGTTTCACCACGGTCGGCGATCAGTACAACGCCTACATCTCGGTCAAGGTGGGCGGCTCTTGGGTGTCGGGTCCCGTCATGGGCTACCACAGGGACGGCCGCGGTCACTACGAGGAGGGCGTGCCCTACATCGCTTCAGTCGGCGGCCTGAGCGGCGAGGGCGAGCATACGATCGCGTTTGCTCCGATCGCAGGCGTCACGCAGGTGCGTCTCTGGTTGGGGAACCTGCGGGACTTCGGCCTCCCGGGCCAGAAGTACCGTGCGGGTCTCCGGGAGGTTTCCGCCTACGGTCCGGTGAGTCGCATAGTGGTCGACTCCAACCAGGTTGCCCTCACGCCAGGCCCCGCCGGGTCCAACCCTGGGACCTGTCGCGACTTCAGCAACATAGTTGAGCTGTTCTGCGCATGGGCCGGCTTCTACTGGCCGTCCGATGGGTACCTGTGGCATGTTGACGGGACCCAGCATGCACTGGTGCCTGCCAAGTTCGACACTGAAGTCCTCGGGGCCGTCGTGCAGGGGCGCGTGTGGGGCGACATCCTCGCCACAGGGACCGCCCCTCCCGAGGAGATTACGGCCAGCGCCTTCGACAAGAAGTCTCTCGCTGACGGCATCCAATACCTGGCCGATACGGTGGGCTTCGTCTTCTTCGTGGACGAGACAGGCGCCGCACAGTGGCGTCTGCCGAACGTATGGGGCTTGGGCAACTGGGTCGGCGGCATGGCCGAGCAGCCCGGCCGTACGAACCAGGTGTTGGTGCTTGACGAACGTCAGGTCCTGATTGGCCTGGATGCGACCATCCAGTCGCGTAATGTTCGCGAGGGCGTGTTCGTTGCCAACGTCTCGGGCAAGATGGCGGCCATGGTCGGCGGCTACAACCCGAACCCGACGGGCCTGCGGCGCGTAGGTGGATTCAGCGATCAACATTTTACGTCAGCCGAGGAGGCGCGGGTGATGGCGGATCTCATCGCCGTCCGCCAGCTCTTCAAGTACCGCCAGGACCAGGTTGTCATCCCGGGGTTCCCCGGCGTGCAGATTGACGACCAGGTTCGCATCTTCGAGCGCGTGACCAGCGAGGGCTTCGTTCACTACGTCATGGGCATCCAGTCGTCGAACGATTTGAAGTCTGGGGAGTGGCGCTATACCTTGCAGACGCACTGGCTTGGGGACGATCCAGAGGGGGCGTGGGTGTTGGACAAGTCGACTCTCAACTCGACGACCATCAAGTACGTCGACGCTCTTCAGGTCGGCCCCGAGTGGTCGCGTGCGGGGCTGAGTATCTGATGGGCGGCCTCGGGTTCTTCGAGCTGGTTGTTGCCAGCGATGCGGCGACGACCGTTCGTGAGACGCAGCGCGAGAACAGTGCTCGTTGGGCCGTCTCCTCGCACACGATAGAAACCAAGGGCTGTGTGTCCGTCAGGGTCGCCGAGCCCCTCATGTTCGAGGCGCCTTTCCTGGGGGCTCCGAGCGTGATGTCCGGACTGGTCATCAAGAAGGACTTCGATCCGTCCTCCGGGTGGATGCCTGAGGTGGATGTCGGTGTCTGGCAGTGGCATCGCAACACCAGGGGCCACTACACTGGCGCGTACGTGTTCGTCCACGTCAGTGCCGGCGCGGTAACTGCTGAGTTGCAGCATCATTTCACGTTTTCAGGAATCGCGTACAAGGATCTCGGGCAGGCGGCGACTGTGGAAGCTCAGCTCCTCCAGTCACGTCCGGTCGGGTTTGGAGGAGTCTGATGGCAGGCCTGACGCCACGTTTCGAGTTCAATTACTTTGGCGGGACCACTGCTGGCGCCATGAACGACGACGGGCAGAAGTACACGGGCCTGGACCGTCTGACCATTGATCGTTTATTGGCTTCGGTCGAGACGCACGATCACAAGTATCGGGCCAGCGATGCCGGTGCCTTGGATGCTCCGACTGTGGAGCTGGTGGTAGACGCTGGGGCCTTGCAGGCGGGCTACACGTACTACTACCGCTATGCTGTGGTCGACGCTCAGGGCAACGAGTCCATCGCCAGCGCTGAGGCCACGCTCGTCACGCCAGACCCCTTGCCCCTGCCGGCAA